GAAGGGCGACCCCGCACCGGTGTTCCGGACCGAGTCGCTGTGCCTTCCGGTGCAGACGATGGACGCATGGCAGGCGAAGCTCACGGGCCGGTTCAACGCCGCGATGGACGGCGGGTCGGTGCCCGTCGGGAAGGTCACCATCGGGATCGACATTGACCGTGACCGGTCGTTCGCGTCGATCGGGGTGTGCGGCACCCGCGATGACGGTCTCGCGCACGTCGAGGACATCGAGTCCCGTGAGGGCATTGACTGGCTACTCGCCCGGACCATCGAGGTGGCGAAGGGCCAGGGCGCGCCGGTCGTGCTGGACGCCTACGGCCCGGCCGGGTCGCTCAAGGAACCACTCATCCTCGCGGGCGTGAAGGTGATCGGTCTGGGTGGGAACGACATCTGCGCCGGGTGCGTGGCCCTCGACGATGCGGTGATGGAGTCACCGCAGACGCTCCGGGTCCGTGCCCGGGTCACCGACGACGGGACGTCCCCACTCGGTGATGCCGTCCGGGACGTCGAACGGTTGTGGCGGGGCGACGTGTACCGGTGGCAGCGCAAGGACGCCGGGTCGCCCGTGTCGCCCCTGTACGCGGTGACGTTGGCGTACACGCACCACCGACGGATCAAGCCGCGGTCGACCAGGCCGACGGTTGCATGGCTGTGAGAGGAGGGCGGCGGGTGCCCGAGAACGTGACCACGTTCCTTGACGTGCTGGCCGTTGCCCTTGTGGGTGCCGGTTTCGGTGTCGTCACGGGTGCCCTGGCTGGTGCCTTGGCCGGTGCCTTGGTCGGGGTCGGCGTGGGCCTCACGGTCGCTGGGGTGGTCGTCCTGGCCGCCTCAGTCGTTTCTGCGCGGCTGAACAGGTCGACGGGTGGGAGTGAGTCACCGTGAGCTTGTTCGTCCGTCAGCGGCCCGCTGAGCCCGCGTCAAGGGCATCCACGGCCTACCCGGGTGCCTCGAACGCCGCTGTCCTGGTGCAGTCGTGGTCATCGACCCCGGACAGTGAACCGATCCTGCCGACGTTCCGGTCCTACGTGCAGGACGGATACCAGGCGAACGGCGTGATCTTCTCGGTGATCCTGGCCCGGTTGATGTTGTTCTCTGAGGCCGAGTTGAAGTGGCAGCGGCTCGCGGATGACTCCCTGTACGGCGACTCGCGGCTTGCGTTGCTGGAGAAGCCGTGGGCGAACGGGTCGACGGGTGAACTGTTGGCCAGGATGGAGCAGGACGTTTCGCTGGCCGGGAACGCGTTCATCCGCAACATCGACGATGAGGAACTGTCCCGTCTGCGCCCGGACCTGGTCACCATCGTGTCCGGGCTGGTCGAGGACTCCTGGGGCCGGGAGCACCGTCGCCTGCTCGGGTACGGGTGGCGAGACGAGTCCGGCGACATGCAGTTCTTCGACAAGGGCGAGGTCGCGCACTGGTCGCCAATCCCAGACCCGTTGGCGACGTTCCGGGGCATGTCGTGGCTGACGCCGGTCCTGCGCGACGCCGACGCCGACACCGACCTGACCAAGTACAAGATCAAGTATCTGAGTCAGGCGGCGACCCCGAACCTCGTGGTGAAGTACCCCGAGGAACTCGACACTGACACGGTCGACGACCTTCGGGAGCGTTTCCAGGCCAGGCACGGTGGCGTCGAGAACGCGTTCAAGACTCTCCTGTTGGACCGTGGCGCGGACGCGATGGTCGTCGGGTCTACGTTCGAGCAACTGAACCTCACCGCCGTGCAGGCAGCGGGTGAGAACCGGATCGCCACCGCGGGTGGTGTCCCGGCGATCGTTGTGGGGCTCAAGGAGGGCCTCGACGCGGCGACTTATTCGAACTATGGGCTAGCGATGCGTCGGTTCGCGGACATCACGATGCGCCCGAATTGGCGGACGGCGTGCTCCGCGCTGGAGACGATCGTCCCGCCCGCTGCGGATTCCCGTCTGTGGTTCGACCCGGGCAAGATCGCCGCACTGCGCGAGGGTGAGAAGGAACGCGCCGAGACCGCCCGCATGAAGGCGACTGCCCTCGAACTGTTGGTCCGCGGCGGCTACGACCCGACGTCAGCGGCGCAGGTCGTCGAGCACGGCGACTTCGCGAGGCTCGCGCACACCGGCTTGGTGTCGGTGCAACTGAATCCGGCAGGGGCGACGATCGACCAAGGGGCCACTAATGGCTGAGTTCACTCGCTCGTTCCCGTTGCAGGATGCGACGGTCGCACCTGGCGATGGGCGGACTGTGACCGCGTTCACCGCAGTGTTCGACGTCGAGACCGAGGTCCGCGACCAGCACGGGCATTACCGGGAAGTGAACGACCGGGCCGCGTTCAACAAGACGGTCGCCGACAACGGCACACGGTTCGGTGTGTTCTACAACCACGCCAAGACAGTCCACGGCACCCCATCGGACCTGTTCTCCCTGCCGATCGGTGTCCCCGTCGAGGCACCCCGCGTCGACACCCTCACTGTCGACGGCAGGTCCGTGACGGGCCTTCTGACGTTCACCCGGTACGACAAGACCGACCTCGGCGACCAGATCCTCGAGGGCATCCGGTCGGGGTCGATCCGCGGATACTCCTACTCGGGCCGGTTCGTCCGGTCCGACCCCGGCAAGCCACCCCGTGGCGGGTGGCGGGCGAAGTCCGACGGGTCCCTCCAACTGGTCCGCCGCTCTGAGATCGCCATGGCCGAGTACGGGCCGACCCCGTTGCCCGTGTTCGACGACGCCGCCGTCATCGGGGTCCGGTCCCTGGTCGACCAGATGTCATACCTGAGCGACGCCGACCGCGCCGCCATCGCCGAAATCCTCACCCGGTCCACTCACCTCGATGAGCCGGACGACGGGTCCGACACCCCCACCCCGGGGGCCGTCGCAGGTTCCGAGCCGCTGACGCACTCGGGTCTGACCCCATCGCAACGGGCCCGTATCGGGCTCATCACGAGAGGAGTCCCCCACCGTGGGACGACTGGCTGAGATCCTGGCGCGGCAGACCGCGATCCAGGGCGAACTGTCCGAGATCAGTGAGCGGTCCGAGCCGCTCGACACCGACGCCGCCCGCGCTGACGATCTGCTCGCCGAGTGGGACACGCTGGAGACCGAGCGGAAGCCGCTCGCCGAGCGTGCCTCCCGCATCGACGCTGTCCGTTCGGCTGCCCTGTCGGTGCCCGCCCAGCGCGGCGGCAGCGACGACACCACGGCCCGTGGCGGCAATCTGGAGTCCGGTGACGGCGCTGCCGTGTCCCGGTCCCGGAAGGCCGACCCGTTCGAGGGCATCGAGGGTTCGCGTTCCCGTGTCCTGGCTGACCTGTCCGCCCCGGACGCTGTGTCCCGCGCCCGTGACGCCATCGAGGCCGTGGAGCGGGCGGACCGCCTCACCCACGACCAGGCCGAGCACGTGACCCGCATGCTGGAGGGCAAGGTCGGTGGCATGGGTCGTCGGTCTCGTGCCGCCCTGGCCCGTCACCTGCTCGCGACCGGCTCCGAGGCGTACCGGGCGGCGTTCGAGGACTACCTGTCCGACGGCAACGCTTCCCGTGCGGCAATGTCCCTGACCGACGCGAACGGCGGCTACCTGGTCCCGTTCACGCTCGACCCGACCGTGATCCTGACGAACGCCGGCAGCGCGAACCCGTTCCGTCAGCTCGCGAACGTCAAGACCACGGCGACGGACGACTGGAACGGTGTCACGTCGGCCGGTGTCAACGCGGAATGGCTCGCTGAGGCGACCCAGGCCGCCGACGCCAGCCCGACGGTCGGGACGCTGAACATCAAGCCGCAGAAGGCCGCTGCGTGGATCCAGGGCTCGTTCGAGGTCATCGCTGACTCGAACTTCGAGGCCGAGCTTCCGGGTCTGCTGGCTGACTCGAAGGACCGGTTGGAGGAGGCCGCGTTCGCGACCGGCGACGGCACCAACAAGCCGTTCGGTGTCGTGCCCGGTGCGACCACGGTCGCGTCGGGGGCTGCCGCGACCTACGCCGTGGGCGACGTGTACGCGGTGCAGGCTGCCCTGCCGTCACGGTGGCGTGGCCCGAACTCGAAGCTGGCGTGGCTGGCGAACCTGGCGGTCATCAACAAGACCCGCCAGTTCGACACCTCGGGTGGGTCGTCGTTCTGGGCGAACCTCGGGATGGGTCAGCCTGAGCAGTTGCTCGGTGCCCCGATCTACGAGTCGACCACGATGTCCGCGACCCCGGCGACCACTGCGGCGAAGACGCTGCTCCTGGGCGACTTCTCGCAGTACATCATCGTGGACCGGATCGGCATGTCGGTGATGTACGAGCCCCTCGTGAAGGGTGCTGCTGGCAGGCCGACCGGTGAGGCCGGATGGTTCGCCTACTGGCGCGTGGGCGCGAAGGTCTCGACCTCCGCCGCGTTCCGGGTGCTGACCATCGGCTGACGCCGCCACCTGTACCACCCTGGGCCCGGGACGAACGCCCCCGGACCTGGGCCCGGGGTGGTGCTTCACCGGGTGCGCGTGGCGGACGGTCCGAGAGGGGTCTCCCCGTCCGCCACGCGCCCCTCCACCCATCGCCAGAGAGGGGGACAGGACATGCTCAAGCGCGCACAGGTGGCGTTCTTCTACCGCGACCAGGACGGCCGCGAACAGTACGTCGCCGAGGGCACGGTGATGTCAGACGATGACCTCCGCGTTGAGGGCCGTGAGCACATGTTCGCGGACATCCCGCGGGATGCCAGCGACCGAGCCCTCGTTACCGCGAGGGCCGCTGAATTCGACGCGGGGAAGGTGTACGCCCGCGGGTCTCTGCTGTTCGAGACGGACACGGGTGTGAAGAAGCGCGCCGATGGACGGACCCCCTACGGGGGCCTTCCCAACAATCCGTCCCTGCCGGGCTTCTCGCCCGCCCTTGTCAGCGAGTTTCTGGCATGACAGCACACGAAGGGACACCACCTATGCCGCACCGCGCTACGTGCTCGTTCCACTATGCGCGGCCCGATGGGTCGGAGGGGTACGTCGCCGTCGACCAGGTCGTGAGCGCCGACCATGAGGCGTTCAAGGGCCGTGAGAGCCTGTTCGTGGCTGACCCTGACACTGACCTTGCCCCGGTGCCTGAGAAGCCCGTACAGCGGCGTACAGCGGCCAAGAAGGCGTAGCCGTGGGCGTGACGCACACGACGCGGGTTGGCCCGTCGGTTCGGCGTGCCGCTGTCGTTGGTCCTGCCCCTGACCCGGTGGTTGTCAATGTCGGCGTTGTTGGCCCACAAGGTCCGCAGGGGCCTCCCGGTGCGACGGGTCCACAGGGTCCGGCTGGCCCGCAAGGCGTTCAAGGCCCCGCGGGCGCTGACTCCACGGTGCCCGGTCCTCAGGGGCCTCAGGGTGTCCCGGGTCCTCAGGGCCCGGCCGGCGCCCAGGGCGAGGCTGGCCCTCAGGGGGCACAGGGTCCACAGGGAACGCCCGGAACGCAAGGCCCCGTAGGTGCAGCCGGTCCGACCGGCCCACAAGGACCACAAGGCCCTCAGGGGCCTCCCGGGCTGACGTTCGTGCAGCAGTCCCGCCCCACCGACACCGGCCCATGGACGTGGTGGGTCACTGACGGAACCGGCCAGATCGTGAACCTCATCGTCAACGACGGGAACCCGTGATGGCCGACCTCGAGCCCCTCGCAGGGCTGTCCGCCGAAGAGACCCAGCAACTCATCCTCCTCGCGCTCCTCGAGATGAAGGAGCGGATGCCGAGGATCGACACCCTCGACCGGCAGGCAGTTTCGATCGAGGCCGGCTCCGTCGGTGTCAGCGGGACCGTCTCCGCTCTGACCACGCTGACCGCTGCGCAGAGCGTCGGCCAGGGCGCCACCATCCGCCCACTGGATGCCGCCCCGGTGCATTGGGCGAACGCCGGCGCCGAGCACATCTACCGACAGATCGTGGTGACCTGACATGGCCGTGGCCTTCAACCTACGGAAGATGATCCACCGGAAGTCGGCCGAGTTCCTCGCGCCGCTGCCGCCGGGGAACAGTGCGGCCGGGTGGGCGATCGTCGGGGACAAGAACGACCGCATCCCCGGGCATGACTCGACGTTCCTCATC